GGCGGGCGGCGAGGTCGGGGGCGGGCGCGCTCACCCGGCCCTCCGCCACAGGGTGTTGGCCCAGCCGAACCCGCTGGTTATGTGCACGGCGTGCCAGTCTCGGCCGGGGCGGCGATGGCCCCAGCGGAAGAGCACGGGATCTGAAGCGGGTGCGCCGTCATCTGCCTGCGCCCTGGCCGTCGTCCTCATCTCCCCTCGCCCTTGCGCCAGCCGCCTCGCTCGCGAAGGCGAGCTCCCGCTGGTCGCGGTCCTGCGGCTCCGTCGCCGCCTCATGAAGGTTGCGGAGCGCCTGCTTGTAGTACGACGCCTTGAGCTCAATACCGACGCCCTTTCTGCCGTTGACCACAGCCCCGTACACCTCGGAGCCGACGCCCATGAACGGCGTAAGTACCACCTCGCCGGGGTTGCTCCACAACGTGAGGCACCGCTCGATCACGTCCAACTGGAGCGGGTGGACGTGCTTCTCGTCCTCCGCGTCCCGGGCGGGCTTGAACGGCAACACGCGGTCCAGCCGCACGTCGTCCCAGAAGGCCGAGGCGTACTGCCGCCAGATCCAGTGCGAGTAGCGGTTCTCGGTCTGCTTCCCGGTCCAGTTGCGGTACGGCAGGAGATCGGACGGGATCGGTCGGGCGCCCGCGTAGTGCGTCAGGCCGCGCGGGTGCGCGATAGGGACCGGATTCTCGCCCTTCCGCCGGAGGACGAGGAGGTAGTCGGCGCTCGCAACGGTGCAGCGCGAGCTGTCCTCGACGATGGACTTGTGGGCGAGGGCCTTGGTGAGCGTGCGGTTGCGGACGGTCAGGGGTTCCTTCCAGACGTGGTAGCGGGCGATGTACTGGAAGCCGATCCGCTCGTGCAGGCGGATGATGTCCCCTGGGAAGTCCCGCAAATGGTCCCTCCCCGTGTTGCCGCTGGGCACGTCCATGCAGTGGACGACCGTTACGCGGCCCGGCATAGTCAGGCGGTGCAGTTCGCGGACGGCGAACTCGTAGTGCCCGAAGAATTCCGCGTAGTCCCGGCTGTTCGACAGGTCCCGCTCGCTGGAGGAGTAGTGGTAGAGCCCCGCGAAGGGCGGGGAGTAGACGGACAGGTGCACGGAGCCGTCTGGGAGGGAGGGCAGCACCTCCATGCAATCGCCGTGGTAGACGGCGTAGCGGTCCGTCAGCTCTTGGTCGATGATAGCCATGCCGGGCTCCGGACGGGCAGGTCGAACGCGGCGCCGCGCGAGAGGCGCAGGGCGTCGTTCATGTGGGCGACGAGCGCGGCGAACATCTTGTCAGCCGCGACTTGCTTCCGCCCCAGGTTCTCGCGGACGCCGCGCTCGCCCTCGGTCGCAATGATGTCCACCGTCACCGGGCGTCTCTGGCCGAAGCGCCAGCAGCGGCGCACGGCCTGGTAGTGCTGCTCGTAGGAGTGGGACGCGAAAGTCACGACGTGGGCGCAGTGCTGCCAGTTCAGGCCCCAGGCCCCGATCCGCGGCTTGATGACGAGCACGCGGAGGGCCCCGGCCGCGAACGCCTCGTAGGCTTCCTCCTTCGCCTCGTCCGCGTCGTCGCCGGAAACCTGGCGCGCCTCGCCGATGATCTCGGCGAGCAGATCGCCCTCGGCGTTTAGGTGGCACCAGACGACGGCGGGCCGGCCGGTCCCCCCGACGAGGGCCGCGACGCGCTCGCACCGCTCGCGGATCGTGCGGCGGCGCTCCTTGCGCTCTTCCCGCATCCCGACGGCCGGCATGGCGAAGAGCATTCCGTCTGGGAGCGTCCGCGCCTCGACCATATGCTCCCGCTCCGTCAACTCCGGCAGCCGGAAGCCGTCGTTCTTGAAGCCGAGGTCCTCCGGCCGACGCACGGCCCGTGCCCACGAGCAGACCCAGCGCCAGAAGGGCTCCTCGGCGTGGCCCTTGAAGCGCCATTTGGCGCGCTCGTAGGCCGTCTTGAAGTCCTGTCCGCGATTCCGGTACACCATCGGCTTGATGGTGTTCTGGTCGTTCTTGAAGAAGCGCGTCAGCATGTCCGTGTAGCCGAGTTCGCCGAGCGCCTCGCTGGAGGTGCCGAGCTCGATGTAGTCGTTCGGCGCGGCCGTCGCCGTGGCGAGCAACCGGTACGGGACCGTCCGCAGGAACTCCGTCACCTGGGCGCGGCGCACGCCGTTGAACGACTTAAGGATGCTCGATTCGTCGCACACGACCCCCGCGAAGTCCGCTGGCTGGAAGTGGTGGATCTTTTCGTAGTTGGTGACGACGATGCGCGCGCCGGGCTTGACGGGACCGGCGGACCGGACGCACTCGACGCCGAACTTCTCGCCCTCCCGCACGGTCTGATGCCCGACCGCCAGCGGCGTCAGGATCAGCACGGGCCGGTTCGCCTTGCGCACCACGTTCTCGGCCCAGACGAGTTGCATCGGCGTCTTGCCCAGCCCGCAGTCGGCGAAGATGGCCGCCCGGCCCCTGCGGAGAGCCCACTCCGTCAGCGCCCGCTGGAAGTCGTAGAGGAACGGCGGCAGCCAGAGCGGCTCGAATCCCGCGTCGCCGTGCTGCTGCGACTTCCGGCGGAGGAACTCGGCGTAGGCCGGGCCCGCCCCGTTGTCCGCGCTCACGCGCCCCCCTCCTCCGCCCCCTCCCCCTCGACCTCCTCGCCCCCGTTGAGCGCCGCCGCCAGCGCCCGCACCTGGTCCACCGCCGAGGGCTCGCCCAGGGCGATGAGCGTGCGGGTGACGCCCTTGAAGAAGCGCGGCAGCTCCTCGGGCGCGAGGGCCTTGAGGGCGGGGTGGTCCTTGATGGCGAGGGCGAGGTCGATGGGGGCCTTGGGCATCACGCGCATGTCCTGGCAGAAGCGGACGACGGCGATATTGGCGCGCAGGGCGTTGTCGAGCGCCTTGCCGCGCTCCAGCGTGCCGGGCGTGGCGACGGTCGCGTCGTGCAGGGCCATCTCCCGGACGTGGAGGTAGGCCGCCATGCAGTCGGCGACGACCTCGTGGATGCGGGACGGCTGGAGGCCGCCGATGACGGCGCGGCGGGCGGCGGCCAGGTCCTTCTCGATGGTGTCCTTGGAGACCCCGAGGGTGGTGGCGAGGCGGCGGATCGGCACGCCGGCCAGGTGGAGCTTGAGCACCTTGGCGCGGCGCTCCTCGCGGGCCTCGCCGATGGCCGTGAGGGCGGGGCCGGGGGCATGGGCGGCGCGGACGAAATCGTCGCGCCAGCCGTCTTGGCGCGTCGCGTCATGCCCTGGTGTTGTGGGATTGTCGGCGGTCATACTTCCTCAATGAAGTCCGTCAGCACCCCGTCGTCCCACTCCCCCAGCATCGTCAGCCGGTTGTCCGCCAGCAGGTAGGCCTCGGCCTCGGACGGGTCGCGGAAGGCGACGCCGCGGACCACGGGGACGAGCCACTCGCCGGCCTCGGCGCGGAGGCGCCCGGGGGGCGGCGCCCCGGCGGCCTTGGCGGCGGCGAGGGCGTCCAGGCGGCCGTGGCCCGCCACGAGGCGGCCGGTGGCCTCGTCGAGGATGAGGAGCGAGACGAAGCCGAACCGCTGGACGCTGGCGCCGATGGCGTCGAGCCGATGGCGCTTGGGGTTTCGAGGGGCCTTGACGAGCGCCGAGAGGGGCATGTACTCGATCCGCACGCCGTCCGCCTCCGGCACACCGTGTGCCGCGCCCATCAGTTCTCCCGCGCCAGCAGTGGCAGCAACTCGTCCACCTGGGCCCGCGTGAGGGGCGCCAATCGGCCGCGGCCGCTGGCCGCCATCTCGGCCGGGCCGCACCCGAGGCAGATCGGGCGGCACCCCGGGCCGGCGGCCGCCCGGGAGGCCGGGCTCAGCGTGACGGCGGCGCCGCAGGCCGCGCACGGCACCTCGACGCTGCCGGGGACCGCGGGGCCGGGGGCGTCGGCCCGCAGGCAGAGGATGGTGCAGGGCGTGTCCGGCATGGCGTAACCTCCCGTCATGTGGCCGTTCGCCCGGAGGCCGAAGACCCGGGCACGTAGGCCAGCGCAACCCTCAGCGCATCATCGCCCGGCATACCGTTATGTGGGCTCCGCGTCGGCTCTGGGTTCTGGAAAAGGGCGCGGGCCGGTTTCCCGCTGCCGGCTGCCTCGGAAGCGCCCTGGGTCCCCCGGCAGGGGTTAGCACACGGGCCTTCCTACCCGGGGCCTTAGCCGCTGTGGGACGCTGCCCATTCGCAGGGTCGGCCCCATCCGCCTAGTCGCCCCCGCTGCCGCGGGGCCGCGCCCGTTCCGTTGAAATCATCCCCCGCCCGCCGCGGCGCGCGGCGGCTGCCCGGGTTCTGAGGGCTTGTCCACACTGATACCCTTCAGGGGCAGGCCCCAGCGCGGGGGAAATCGTTTCACGTATCGCGTGAAGGCTCACTCTCTATCTCCCGCAGGGCCTTGCGGAGGCGCATGGCCG